ATCCTGTTGAACCAGTAAAACCCGTTGAACCAGTAGCTCCAGTGAATCCAGTAGCTCCGATATAACCGCTACTTCCTTGAATTCCAGGCGAAGAAATTTTTGTTGTAGTTGGAGCAGGCGAAGAAATTTTTGTTATAGTTGGAGCAGGCGAAGAAATTTTTGTTGTAGTTGGAGCATTTTGTAGTATGATTCTATAATCAGACATTTATTTTCCTATTTATCTGCATTAGGAACAACTTCTATTATTCCTTCTAGTACTCTTTCTACAGTGGCTCCTATAGAAATATTTAATGTGTAAACATATCTTCCAGGTTTCATTAAAGCAGTTTGTGCTGCTGTAGAAGATATAATAATATTACCTGATGTTTGTGGATCAGTTATTAAAGCGGTTAAAGTATATACATAATCATCAGAATAAAATGATTTTCTTATTTTTGCAGATGCAGCATATCCTGTTAAATCCAAAGGATTGTTTGATGGATCTGTTAAATCAATACTTCTACTAAAAGTAGCTCCTTGATTTATTGTTAAAGTTATATATCCTGCTGACATATTATTATTTATATTTTAATAATTTGTTATTGTTGTTACAACATCATATGAATCATCTTTATCAGCAGTTAATGGATTAACAACAATATTAATTGTTGACAACTTTTCAGTAGTGTTTAACTCATAAAAATTAACATCAATATCTTTAATAATTTTAGTATCAGTGATTGGTGGATATATCCAAGAATTAGCAACAAAAGTTAAAGTCCATTGAATAATTCTATCTTCTTCAACTGAACCTTCATATATATCTTCACTTGAAACACTTGTTAAATTAATGTTAACATCTTTTGTTAAATTAAAAGCTGCTAGATCAAGTTTAGTAACAGAATAAAATGGAGAAAAATAAGGTAAAATTTGTTCTATAATTTGTAATCCATCATCGATATATTTAACATAAACATATAAAGAATATTCAAAATTATATGGAACTGGATTGAATTGTGTTATATGAAAAGAAGATAATGTATGAGTACCAGAACCTAATGCAGATAAATTAATAGCAGTACCAGCAATAGCATAAGCTTCTGTTGTAGCTAATTTGAAATTATTATTATCAACTTTTATAACATAGTAAGTGGTGTTGTTAGTTAATCCTGTTATATTAGTTCCACCAGAATTAACTTTGTAAACAATACCTCTACCAGTTCCTAATCCATGATTATTGATCGTAATAATATTATCTGATAAATTAACAACACTACTATTACTAGAATCAAAAGTTAAATCACCTATTGGTGGATAAACATTTTTTATGGTAGTGGGAGTTTTTCTATTCGAATCATAGGATATTCCTGTTAATTCAAAAGACATTCTTGGAAGAATAATTTTCTTTTCAACTTCATTTACCAATCTGCCAGGATCTGCCTGTTGAATCATTAATATTGTTTTATCAGCAGGAGCATAAGCAATTGGTACTTTAATTAATTTTTCTATTTTACCAGTAGAATTATATCGTTCAATTCTTATATTATTAAATATAGATCCAAATATAGCGGTTAATCCTCTTATAGATGAAAAATAAAAAGCTTTATTACTTGTCATTAAATATCTCCAAAAGGATTAGATTCTGAAAAATCTTGAAACGAGTCTGCTGTAGATTCTATACTAGAAGCTTTATCAAAAAGATCATTATCAATAGTTCCGTCAGAGTTTAATGTAGTACCTAAATCATCAGCTGCTGTTCCAGAATCCATAGTTTCATGACTATACTTAAATACTTCGCATGTTAAAGTAAAATAATTTCTTGTTGCTAATGGATACAAAGGATTTTTATCATCAACAAATTTAATTTCAAATACATGCTTGCTAGTTGGATAATAAACTAAATCTCCTTCTTTAGGAACAAATCTATTCACTATAACTGAAAACCTTTCTCTCGAAACAAACAGTTTTATTTGGTCATTAACTTGAAATCCAAATTTTGTTATTTGATCACCAATACCTAAAAACTCTTGAAAATTTTCAATAAACATTTCAACTGTGTAGTTTTTAGTAAACTTAGAAATAGTATCTTCATGAAAAAGTTCATCTAATTTTACTAAGTCTCTTGGTATATACACAAAATCTGCTCCAGCCATCTGAATAATTTCATTGGTCATTTGTTGCATTAAATCTTGTTCAGATTTAGAGCCTATTCCAGCACCATTTTGGAAAAAGTGATTTACGGGCATATAGAGTATTATTATCCTATATTGATATTTATATCAATTATTGACATTCTTCTTTTATTGTATTTTCTATCACAGTCAAATCTGATGCTTTAAGCCTTAATTGATATTTGGTTGATATTTTTTGCCAGTTAACAACATAAGCACATCTATTATATCTAGGCATCCATTCAGAAGGACCCCTATCTTTTTTTGTTCTGTTGTCTTTTCTAGAAGAAATAATAAGATTTTCTAGGTCATTAGCAAAAGTTTCTCTTTTTCTTTTTGACCACTTAGCAGCACCCATTTCATGTGCATATCGTAGAGGTATAATATGATCAACATCAATTAAAGAAGAATTAGTGAAAAATTCATTCGAATATTCAACAAACCATCTTCCTTCTTTAATATCACAAACATTTCCTTTAAATTGCATATCATAATTTTCTTTTAATAATATTAAATCTCTAGTATCACATTTATGCATTTTCCACACATTATATTCTTCTTTGTTATAAAGTTGAGAATTCAAAGAAATAACAAAAAGAAAAAACAATATTAAATATTTCATTGTAACACACCAATTAATTATCCTATAGTAAAATCATATGGAAGTTGATAATCATTTATTAACTTAGTTTCTAGATCTAGAATTTCAGCTTCTGCTTCAGCGTAAATAGCATCACCATTAAGAGTAACTCCTCCAGGAAGATTTACACTTCCAAATTTTTTCAAGTTACCTCCCCATTGTTTTTTAATTAAAGCAGTAGCATATTTTTTCAAAAAAATATCATCCCATACTTCAGTAGAAGAATTTAATCCAACAGTTGAAATATCAAGTTTTTTATAAACCTTGAACATTAATTTATCAGCTGATTGTTTAATAGAACTTAAAGCTTCATTGAAATAAATTCTATTTGTTTTTCTGTTAAACTTAAATGAATTAACAGGATTTAATTGATACTGAAGATCTTCTAGATATTGTCTCATCATGGTATAATATTGAAGACCCCCTACATTCAGACCACCAGTAGGACTATAAAAATCATTTAGATAAAATTGATACTCAGCTGAAAAAATATTTCCTCCTCCAAATGTGGTGTTTGAAAGAGGATATATTTTTATAACAGAAAATATTTTATCATCTAAGGTTATATAATTATTAGATATATCAGCATCTGATATAGTTATAATTAAATGATCTTCTTCCACTCCATCAAAATGATATTCGAAAAACATGTCCAATGCATCATCGATTCTATCCTCGACTTGCTCTGGAGCCACATTGATTTCGATGACTGGCCATCCAAGCTTTCTTAAACAGTAGTCTTTAAATTCTTCTCGTGTAGTGGGTCTATTGCTTGACATATCATATCTATTTATGTTATTCTAGAACTAAAAAGGGTTCTAGAATACTAAGCTGTTCTGGAGAAAGTACTAAAGAAGAAGGCAACCAACTAGTTTTTGTTGTACAAGGATCTACATTCAGTTCGACAACTTCTTCGACTAGTGATGTTATATCCTTATCGAATTGTTCTTTGTTTTCTTCTTTGATCTGAAACCCATCAGGAGTTTCTTCTCCATACTGCTTAAATAAATCCAGACGTTTTGTTTTAGCTATAATAAGTTTAGGATTATATTCCTGAAGTATTTTCTTCATCTTAAATGCAACATCAATAGGTAATGGAGCAGTGATAAATAAAGTAAGTGCTTCTTCAGCGATTAGAATATGAGCATTGCTAAGTTTGATCATAAATGAGTTCTCCCATATATAGTTATTATGTTAAATTACAAACCAATATTAATATTTATATTCATGATTATGATAACATATGTTCCATCATTAAATCCAATGAATAATGAAATAAATAATGCCCGGATGGCGAAATCGGCAGACGCAGGGGACTTAAAATCCCCTTCCCGCAAGGGAGTGTGGGTTCAAGTCCCTCTCCGGGCACCATCTAATAATACTTTAACTTGTATGACAAATGCCATTTATTTTGAATCAAGAGGCGAATCTTTACAAGGTAAAATAGCAGTTGGTCATGTGATCTTAAATCGATCAAAAAGAAGAAAGTTAAGTGTTTGTGAAGTGGTAAATGAACCTGGCCAGTTTAGTTGGAAAACTAATCCTAAACCCATTAAAAATAAAAAGTTATGGGATGAAATATACAAAATCTCATATAAAGTTATTATGAATGAATATAAAGATCCTACTAATGGTTCAACCTTTTTTCATTCTATTAAGGTTAATCCTAAGTGGATTAGTAATAAGTCATTAACAGTGTTAATAGGTAACCATAAGTTCTATAAGATTAATCCTGTTAATAATATATAATAATACCCTTGAAAGGACATAGATATTATATATAAAAGAAAAACATATGTCAAGTCTTTTTTTAAAAAAAATAGCTTGATTAACATAATAAATAATGGTATAGTATAGTCATATGTCGTTATATGTTGATGAAAAATATATTGGATTAGTTTCTTCGAAGCTAGACTTGTTCAAACGTAAAGGAAGATCTTTATGGAATTTTAGATGTCCTATTTGTAATGATTCGTCAAAGTCAAAATATAAAGCTAGAGGATATATCTATGAAAGAGAAAACCTATTCTTTTACAGATGCCATAACTGCGGATACAGTACTACTTTTGAGAAGTTTCTAGAAACAATAGATAACTTCTTATATAAAGAATATTCTCTAGAAAAAATTAAAAGTTTGGGTGGTAAAAAAGAAGTTAGTAGTTATAATTTCACACAACCATTTAATTCTCAACCACTTAATATAAATTCTTTTAAAATTGATTTAGATTCAATTGCAGATTTACATCATCGACATTTTGCAAAAACATATATCGAGTCCAGGAAGATTCCAGTTCAGTTTCATAAACAACTTTTTTTCGCACCAGATTTTAAAAAGTTCATAGAAAAAATGAATCCAGAAAAATCTAAAAACTTAAAACTATATGATCCTAGAATTGTCATACCTTTTTATACCCCTGGTGGTGATTTGTTAGCAGTACAAGGAAGATCATTAGAAGATTCTAAAGTTAGATATATTACAATTAAAAGAACAGAATATAAAGATTCATTATTAATGTTTGGTCTTGAAAGAGTAAACAAAGATTCATTGGTCTATATTGTAGAAGGTCCATTCGATTCTTATTTTTTGCCTAATTGTATAGCAGCTGCCGGATCTGAACTAATAAGAATTCAATCAATGTTTGAAAATAAAATATTCATTTTTGATAACGAACCTTATAACAAAGAAGTATGTAAGAACATGGCTTTCGCTATATCTAGAAATAACAAAGTAGTTGTTTGGCCAATCAACCTTAAAGAAAAAGATATCAATGACATGATATTAAAAGGAATGAATGTTGAACAATTAATCAACAAAAACGTGTATCAAGGATTAGAAGCACAAGCTAAATTAGCTTTTTGGAGGAAATCATGATGTACAATATTTTTTTAATTACAATAGGTATTGTAGTTTTCTATTTTTTCTTTAGTTTTCTTTTTAGTCTTAAAAAGAAAGATAATCTATTAATTATAGATGATTTATATGACGACACTCAGGATGTTCAAACGAAACCAGAAATTAAATTTGCTAAACTTAATTATTGTCACAATTGCAAATTTTCTAAATTATATCCTAGTAACAAAATATTTTGTAAAAATGAAACTGTTTTGAATAAAGTGTATGATTCTGTTTTTAATGAAAATGACGAATTTGAATTCACAGAATCAGAAGAAAATGACGTACATTCTATTCTTGTGCATGGTGATGTAGACTGTACAATTGCTAGAACAGTAATGGGCAGAAATTGTTCTTGTTATGTATTGAAAGAAAATATTGGATTTGCAAAAGAAACAGAACAATGACTTTAAATAGTAGTGTTCCTCATTTTTATGCTAAAATAAGAAATGAGCATTTATATCAACAAGATGGACGAGAAGGATTCCAAAATATAATAGTTTTCGGGGTCCAGTCCGTTCCTGGTAGAGCTATCACATTTCATACTTTATCAGATTGTGGAGCAGTTAGATCTAAGGTTCCCATTCATATGTTAGCCTGGAAAGAAACTGCTCCGTTAATGGAATTAGATTATTTACAATTATGGGATTCTTTTGGATATCATTTTTCAGTGGTTGAATATGATTATCTAAAAGATTCGAGAGTAAAAGTTATATTCAAAGATAAGTCATCATTATGGGGTAGTTATATGATGACAATTGATTGGTATAATAATGGTTATTCAGATGAACCTACTCAATATAAAGCTGCTCATTTGATTAAGTTGGATAATGGTAATTTTGCATTACAACCAAACAATAGATTAATTTGGAAAGACATGTCTTTTGTGACAAAAGAATTTCCAAAATCTCCTGATTGGAAAGTAGATAATAAAGAATGGATTTGTGAATCAAAGTCTGATAAGTGGGTTATAAATTCAGATGATGATGTGTTTTATTATGATATAAAGGAGAATGATAATTAATGTATAAAAAGTATGAAGAAATTGTTGACGCTAAATTAATTTCATATAGCCAACCTTCAATTTACATGAATCATTTAAAAGGTAGTAGATGTGATGATGATTCATTAACAAATTTAATTAGTTATTGTGCGAGAGTTTCTAATCCAAAAAATCAAGATAATTTAGAAACAACAAATAAACTAGTTCAATATTTAATAAATCATAAACATTGGTCTCCATTTGAAATGGTGAATGTGTGTTTGGAAATTGTTACTACTAGAGATATTGCACGACAAATTTTAAGACACAGATCTTTTTCTTTTCAGGAATATTCACAAAGATATGCAGATCCTACAAAAGATTTAGAATTTTGTTTACGTGAATGTAGATTACAAGATAATAGAAACAGACAAAACTCGATTGAGTTTTATGATGAAGAAGTAATCAATTCTTGGAATGACATACAAACAGAACTTATAAATATTTCTAAGTCTTCTTACGAACATGCTATATCAAAAGGTATTGCTAAAGAAGTAGCTAGAGTTTTATTACCAGAAGGAAATACCGTTTCTCGTCTTTATATTAATGGTTCAATTCGATCTTGGATTCATTATTTAGAAGTTAGACTGTCTAATGGAACACAGAAAGAACACGTAATGGTGGCTTCTAAATGTGCAGTAAAAATAGCAGAAATATTTCCTATTATTAATAAGTAAATCATCGGAGTTTTTATAAATGTACAATAACTATTTTTCTCTTTTTTGTAGTGATATTTTACCATTAGAATTTCTTCAACAATATTCTGGAAAAAACCCTAAATGGGGTTATAATGGACTAGGTTATATTGTCTATAAAAGAACATATGCTAGAAAACTTCCTGATGGATCTAATGAAGAATGGTGGCAAACAGTAGCTAGATGTATTAATGGAGCACAAGAAATTGGTGCTGATTATACAAAAGAAGAAGCCCAAGAATTATATGATTATATTTTTAATTTAAAATGTAGTTATGCAGGAAGAATGTTATGGTTATTGGGAACTGATGTTGTAAAAAGATTTAACTCCAACGGATTGCTCAACTGCTGGGCCACGTCTATAAGGAAAATTGAAGATTTTTGTTTTTTATTTGAAAATCTTATGCTTGGTGGTGGTGTAGGATTTTCGGTAAAAAAAGAAGATATTCATGAATTACCAAGAATTCAAAAAAACGTAATGGTAACTCATGAATGCACAAAAGATGCTGATTATATTGTTCCTGATTCTAGAGAAGGATGGGTAAAACTTTTACATAAAACATTATATTCTTTTTTCCATAGTGGGAAAAGTTTTACATATTCTACCATATTAATCAGAGGAGCAGGAGAACCTATTAAAGGTTTTGGTGGTACTGCTTCTGGTCCTCGTATATTAATTGAAGGATTAGAAAAAATAGTACAAATTCTAAAAAATAGAGAAGGTAAAAAATTAAGATCAATTGATGTTCTAGATATTTGTAATATTATTGGATCAATTGTAGTTGCAGGTAATGTGCGAAGAAGTGCTTTAATAGCATTAGGAGATCCTGACGATTATTTATATTTAAGAGCAAAAAGATGGGATTTAGGTGGAATTCCTAATTGGAGAGCATTTTCTAATAATACTATCTTTGCTGACAGTTATGATCAAATCTCAGAAGATGTCTGGACTGGTTATAATGGAAATGGAGAACCATATGGATTTTTCAATTTACCTCTTTCACAAAAGAAAGGAAGATTAAAAGACAAGAAAAAAGACAATGGTATACTAGTAAACCCCTGCGCTGAAATTATTTTAGCAGATAAAGAATG